CTCTCCACTGCATTCGCAGAAAACCTAACAAGTACTGTTAGGACAACCTACATGGGGACTTACTCAGCATTCTGGATCCTTAGATCCATGGGCCGAGGTCGTTCCACTGTGAAACAAGACTCGAAGTCAACTTTATCTTCACCCTACCACTCAGCGGAACGGAGTTACGTTCCATTGATTTCTCAGGTGGGACTAGGTCGACAACCGCTTTGAGCCTTGCACGGCCTTCGAGACTAAGAGGCTTGGGAGCCTCAGGGTCTCGCTCCAACATTGCCCAGAGAGAAGCTAATAAATAGCCATCTCTATCATCCTGGTAAGTTTTACTTACCTCCACTAGGTGCCGAACGAGGAATCCTTCGAATCCTCGTTCTGAGAGCTGACTAGCTCTCCGGCTCCTATTGGGGGTGGATTCATCAAAGTTCGAGATGAATCCACCGTCACCCAGAGAGTGTGGAATCCGAAGGCGCAAGCCTTTGGGCACAATCTGAACTAGGTGATCAAATGCAGGACGAAAGCTTGCATCACAACCGTAAGAGTTACGGCGATGAGCAAGCCGACGGATTGCATTTGCCAATCGATAAACCGACTGGACGGATGAAAGTATATCGCGATGATATACGGGTTTACAGTCAGAGCCGAGGTAGTAATGGGATCCACAGCTTTCACGAAAAGGAGAATTAACGTAGCTCTTCTTTTCGTTAACTTGAAAGCCATAGAAAACCATCATCCTCGAGAAGAGTTCAAAGCACGCAGACGGAAATATAATATCATCTCCGTACACGCTCACATCCGAAGGTTTGATGTGAAGATACTCACAGCAGCAATAACTCACTGCGTAGAATATCAAGGTCTCCAATTCAAATGTGAAGCCATTCCCCATACTGGAGAATTTCTCCCACCGAATTGGAACCCCGCTTTGAACGCCGTAATGAGATCGACTTGCCTCCAAAATTTCAAGCCACGGCTCGGGGATTAACTCCCGAACCACAGCTATCGAAATGGAGTCGCTAGCAGAGGACATATCGACAGTCGCTAGTTGGTTAGATAAACTACCCAACTTTGCTAATGTTTGGTTACGCTCCTGATAGCGCAAATCGATTCCATCCCTAAGGAGGCGCTTCCTGATCATCTCGCCGATAGATTTTTGAAACCAGAGATTTACTCCTGGCTCTATTGCGATAACTCGATCAGTAGTGGCGTCCTTAGGCACAGTAACTACCTTATTACCAACCTGAAAAGTAGGAAATCCACTTTTCTGGAGCTGATCCGCCCAAAGTACGTACTCCTTGGGTAGCTCAGAGGCGATAAGGGCATGCAGGTCTCGCGTTATCCCAGTTTCCGACTGGAACTTATTGACTGGACTGGCATGGCGGCGCTTTATCAGCGTCGTCGCACCAGGGCCCCAGTCTGGCAACGAGAAGAACTCTTGAAGACAACACTCGCCGAGCACCTTATTGATTTTACGAATGACTGCGTTATGCAGCCAGACGGTCGGTCCACTGTAGAGTGGGTCCGACGACAAGTTGCGAAAGCGAGAATTTGTTTGCCTACAGAGAGATTCGAATAAATTGAATTTCTCCATAGCCACTGCCTTAATGTCCCATTCCACCGACAAATCGGTATATTTGGACAGAAATTTGGTGGCCGTGTAGGCATCCCGGAAGGCGACCATATCACTATAGTCGCAGACGATAGTCTTAAGGTTAGCTAGCTGTTCATGCTCATTATGTTTCCACATGAGCCAAACGGTCAGCGCCCTAGGACAATCAAGGGCAAACAAGAACTTCTCGAATACCTTGGATGTTTCTTCCAAAGGCACGCGAAATGAACTAACTCCTTTAAGGAAGTTAGAACCATACTTCTTAGAAGACATGGTGACT